GCGGTCGCATTCACTTTCCACATCCTGGGGATGTCCGATCGACAGTCCATGTGCGAAGCCATACCAGCCAGGTACCTGCCCCCTCTTGCGCGCAGCCAGCCGCAGGACGGCAGCGATCTTCCCGCCCAACACGCTGTTGGCAGCCGCAATGGCCGGCCAGCGTTCCGCCATGCGGGCGACGAACTGGCGCTCGATGAAATCCTCGGGATCACGGATGGAGAGACCGAGCTGGTAGATGTCCTGATAGAACCGCCTGCAGTCGGCAATAGCGTCAGGCTCCAGCAAGAAGCGGAGCCATGGCGCGACGTCCTCGGCCGGAGCTGGACGGCTTCGGTACTCCTCGATCAGGCGAGCCTCCTCGCCTGTCTTCCACCCTCTTTCCTTGGAGATGGCCATGATGCGCAGCGCGTCGATCTTCATCACAGGTACTCCTCTTCGCCGTCGATGTAGCGCCAGAGGCGCTTGAGAAGGCCGTCCAGGTCGTCTTCCGAGAGCGTGTAGCAGCCGACCCGGTAGCGGTCGTAGCAGCCCCCACCGACGACGTACCGGACAGTGAGGGTGACCAGGCGATCGCCAGTATACTGCCAGCTCTTGATGGCAGGGACCACGATGCCGCGCATGTCGTGGACGTTGACCGCCGGGTCGAGCGTCAGCAATATTTCGCGGCATGTTTCGAACGTCAGGGCCACAACCTCCGGCTCGGCGGCTGCCTGTGCAGGCTGGGCTGCCGGGACTTCCGGAACCTCGGCCTTCCTCGACGACGAGGCCGAGGTTTTCTTCTGCCGCTTGCCGAAGTCGATGCGGTCGTAGCGCGCCTTCTCGGCCGCGCGCTCGGCTTCGAGGAACGTCTCGCGGTCTTTCGTGCGGCGGGCCGCGAGGTCAGGCTCCGCCGCTTCTTCGCCGAGGAAACCCCAGGCAGCCGCGTCCGCGCCCCTTGCCGCGATCTCGGACAGCAGACTATCGCCACGGTAGCGACGGGTCGCGTAGCCGTCCGAAAGCGGCTCCCCGGTCAGCGCCTCGTTGAGCGCCAGCTGCCAGAAATCGGCGAGCTGCCGATTGATCATGCCCAGTGCCTTGCCGAACGTCACCGCCGCGCGTCGCCATGTCCGGCTCTCAACCCTGTACTCGGCGACGTCCTTCGCTCCGACCCTGACCCGATCCTTGCAGGGGTCGAAGGTCATCGGCACGGTGTGATGCGCCGGCGGCGCGACGCGGATCGTGAAGTCGACGCCGCGCAACGCGTTGCCGCGTCCGCCATGGTCGAGTCTCACGTCGAGCGAAAAAGCCCTGACGTCCCGAAAGTCGTGGCCAAGTTTGTCTAGGACGCGGTCCTTCAGCTTGCCGCCGTGCACCCTGCCGTCTCGGCCGACGGGGAAGCCGACCCAGGCGGCGATCTCGTCCGGGGTGGCCCTGATGGTGACGGCGTTACTCTCGCCCGCCTTCCACGGCGACTGGCGCGCCAGCAGCGCGAAACGCTTGTAGAGACGGCTGGAGAATTTTGACTTCATCCTCGGGAAAGCGGTGAGCTCGACGTAGGCGTAGCCGCTGCGCTGGTCGCGCATCAGCTCCCGAAGCGGCTCAGGAAGGCGGTAGCGGATCGTGTCGGAGTCCGGACCGACCTCGATCCACCCCTCCAGAAACGGCACATCTTCGTAACGCCTGCCGCCGGGATGGCCGTATGACACGGTGGTCGTCTTGAGCCGCGCAAGCGAGGCCCGGACGTCGCTGCGCTCGACGCGGCTGCCGAGACAGACGATCGCCTCCGCCATCTCCATCGAGTGCATGTCCGCCGACATCGACGGGTCGCTCTCGTAGGCGCGAGAGACGAGGACTTGGTGCAACGCCTCGTCGTCAGCGGTCAGCCTGTCGCGACCGCTGAAAGCGACTTCCGACAGCATCTCCGACGGACGCGGAGACTCCGGCGCGATCGTCTCAAAACTCTTGCGGCTCGCCAGCGCCCTGCCGAGGTCACCACGCGCGCCGGGGACGAACGGCCTGAACGGACGGGCTGCCGGAATCTTGGTCTTGGGTTGGTGAAGCATGAAAGACCCCCTGCGTTCTTGTCTTGTTCATTTGAGGGTTCGGGGATCTCTTGCTGACGTCAAGCGATTTCGTCCCACAAAATTTCGCTAAGGGACGAAATCGCTTTGTCCCGTCCCCACGGAGCATGGGACAAAAGGAAATTCCTTTGCGAAATCAATGTTCTGTCCCATGCCAGATGTAGGTTGGACAAAATGAAATGCAGGTTCGCAGGGAAAACTTACGGAAATTGGGACAAAATGGATTCTTGAGGCGTGGCCAACTTACGGAAATTGGGACAAAACAATTGTTGACCGTATCGCGGCCAGCAAGGCTTTTGGAAGGATTCGCAGGGCCGATTTCCCGACAATACTAAGCAGAAGATTTTCGACTTCGTTATCCGGTGCAGATTCGGGCCGGGCCTGACGGCCGTATCGGAGTCGTCTGCCGACGGCGCTGACGTCTTCGTCTCGCTCCCGTGAAGGCTCCAGGCGCGGATGAATCCGGCTCCCCGTAGGGCCGTGCCGTCGACGTGTGCCTTCGGCAAAGAAGAACCGGGGGTGGGTCCTTCGGACAGAGGCTTTGGCCGAGCATATCAGAAGGGGCAGTGCCAGTCCTGCACCGTTGCAGACGGAGTCGTGTCCCCGCACTGAGGATTCGAATCCTTCACGCCGTAGGCTGGCTGGGCTCCGCCGGATGGGTGTCCGGCTCCGTAAAGGATTCACGTCAACGCTCGCCGACAGGCGTCCTGGCGAAGCCTTTGCATGGAGCAGAAATTTTTGCGTTTTAACCTGTGAAAATCTTGTTTTAGGCTCGCCGACGTCAAAACCTGTTTGCAGGCGCTGGTGCCGACGGGAGACGACGATGACTGACATGACGCAGGACAAGGCGATGATGCGGCTCTACGAGCATCTGACTACGGCGAAGCGGCCGGGGACGAAGTTCGTCGGGCTGGGCGAGGACGAGCGCCGGGCCTACATGCGCGAGGCGATGCGCAAGAGCCGTGCGAGGAAGCGGGAGGCTGCCGCAGCCGGAAGGCTCGAGGCGGACAAAGCGACGATCCGCGACGTGCTGGCCGACGCGGCTATCATGCTCGTCGCGACGGGCGGGCCCGGGTCAAAAGAGATCCTCGCGGCCATCGGCAGGGCGTTCGGCGCAGACCGCCCCGGCGTGCCGTTCAGTGTCGCCGCCGACTGCCGGACAGGGAAGATCCGGCCGAAGCTCCTCATCAAGGCGTAGGCACGGCATCTCAATTTGCTTTGACGTGCGGCCCTCGTCCCCGAGGGCCGTTTCGTTTGTGGCTTTCAAGGCCCCGGCACAATCTCGTTGTGACGGGTGATGGAGACGAAGATGCCAAGGAAGGCCAGCGGGAGGCATGAGCAGCAGAGGGAGCGCACGCGGCGCTACCGCCAGCGCTTGCGGTCGGCTGGCGTTCCGGAAGCCGACGCTGTCGACATGGCTGTCTGCGGTGCGGTGTCCGCCTTCGTGGAGCAGGTGCGACGCGAAGCGGAGCGTGCCCGGGAGGCCCAGCGTGATCGCTGCGAGGCGCTACGGCTGCAGGTCTATCTGAACGTCCTCGACGAGGGACGGCACGAAGCCCCTCTGGCGGAACTGAAGACTCCGGTCGAGGCTCCCGCGCCTGCGCCGCTGGACCCGCGCGACGTCGCTCAGCGCATCCTCAAGGGCGCGGTCGGCATCCTCGTAGACGGCGGCTACAATCCAGTGGAGGCCCGGCGCATCGTCATCCGCAGGCTCGGCCGCGGTGGCGACACGCAGCAGCTGGACAAGTTGATCTCCGCGTCCCGCATCTCGATCCGCCCGAAAGCGTCACGGGGTCGCGCTCGATGATTCTTCTGGCCCCATTACTCCCTGAAACGGAATCGAAAGTACCTGGATTCACGCCGTGACGCTGTTTGACCCGAAACTCTCTGCGGCTCTGGCGATCCTGCGGCACGTCGCGGCAGCCGACCCCGACCGGGCCACGCTGGCGAACGGCGTAGGCTTCGCGAAGTCCGACGTCGCCCTGGGGCACCGCCTCGCGACCGCGCACCCCTTAGCTTTTCGGGATCGAACGCTGCAGCAGCAGGCCATAGCCCTTGCGGCTCGCTACGCGGGTCAGGCCTCGCCGAGGCTGCAGGTTGCTGTCGGCAAGACCGACCAGCTCGACTTTTTCGGCTGATTTCTTTCGTTTGAAAGATGCATCAGCGGCTCTGACTTTTGAAGACAACGAAGGCCGACGGTGTTCCCGTGACGCTGGAGGTCCAGTGCGCCATTTCCATTCCGGACAGGGAGGTATGATGTCCGACACGACAAAGAAGCTCCGTGAGCTGGCCGAGGAAGAGCGGCAAATCGAGCAGCGCATCCGCGACGCGCTGAAGACCCAGGCTGCCCAGCCTGCCGCCTTCCATCCTGCGGACGTCCGACGTGACCGCCGCGCAGCGCCTGGGAGGACGCGATGAGCCGTGACGCAAGCCTGAGCGCCGTCGCGCTGCGGCTTCACAATCTCGAGCTGAAGGTCGGCGATGGCGGCGGCGGTGGCGGCGACGACTCTGCCGACTTCGACCGCTTCGTCCGCAATATCCTTGATCCCGAAGGGGCTACGAGCGTCGGCCCTGGCGAAACCGATCCGTCAAAGATGCTGAGCTACTACGACCTCGACGGGGGGACGTCCCTAGTCCGCTCCATCTTCGGCGTTAGCATGTGGGGTGACAACAGAGGCCCCTCATACGCCTTCCTGCGGTCGCTAGATGCTCCGTTCTACCAGCAGGTATTTCGCGACCTGGACGGGCGGTGGGAGGATACGGACAACGAAGAACTCTATCCTGGCCCGCTCGCCGAGGCCGCGTTCGGCAGCGATTCAAATGTGGTTAACGCTCTGAGGGACAACGCGACAAGCCTCGCCGATCTCCTGCTCGCGGGCACCCACTCCGCCTCGTTTGTAGAGCCCCTGACGGGAGGCCCTGAAGGATACGGAGCGCAGGGCTTCTTGCGCCTCACGCTGGGCTCGCCCGGCTACGTCTCGGCAATCCGGGAAGGCAGCATCCTTACGGGGCAGAGCCTGTGCGGAATCCTGTTCGGCAGCGAGGAGAGCCTGTCGGACTACCTCGGCGAGTTCCCGTTTGTTTCGATCCTCGATCGCATCGTCGCTCTCGAGAGCAAAGTTGCGACGCTCGAGGGACTTGTCGCCGACATCCTGTCGACACTTGCCAACCACGGCGCTCGCCTTTCCGCCGGAGGTCTCTGATGGAGACGCAGTTGGTTACCCGGGGCTACCTCGTCTTCGGCTTGATCCTGTCCGTCGGCGCGCTCGTTATCGCGCCCGGCCTCGGAGCCGCGGCGGCTGCCGTCGCCTACATGGGCTGGCTGCGGGAGTCCACGCTGCGCATGGCGACGCGCCAGCGTCTGATTCAGGCCGGACTGGAACTGGAGCGCGAGGCGGCACGCTACGCCGCGCTGCTCGCCGTCGTCGAGAAGGTCGACCTGCTGACGGTCGAATACAAAATGGCCGAAGACGACAGGGGGACGGTACACTGATGCTGACCCCGCGCGAAGTTCTCGAGGCATATGCAGGCGGCGACCACGTCTCGGGGACGGACCTTCGCGCGGCTTCGGCCTGGATGCTCGCCGCATGGGACGCTGTGATGGCCGCGGCTGCCGACACATGCATCCCCGACGGCCCGAAGCGCGAGGCGGCGCTTGAAGGCCTGATGCATGAGCTGATCCACTGGGACGCGGAGCTGTGCGACACCGAAGTTGACGTCAGCTGCGTAGCCGGGCTGCCTGCCCTCCTGTCGCGCCGGACGTCGGTGTCGCCGAAACCTTCGGGGCCGTCGTAACGTGCGTAAAAATTTCCCCTTGCCCCATTCCCGCCGGCGGATCAGCCTTGAAGTTCCTGTAGCACCTTCTTGCGATCTCCTGTTCCCGCGGAAGGCACCTGGCCCCGGCTCGAGCACCCTCGCCGGGGCCGATTTTTTCGGAGGGTTGTGATGGCGAAGAAGCTTAGTTTCGCTGAAGCCAGTTTTGACTTCGACTGGAAGGAGCTGCAGCGCGGCCTCGATGCTACGGGCCGCGACCTGTTCCCGATGGCTGCGGCGCGCTTCCTGAACAACATCGCCATCGACGCACGAAACCGGATGCGCGACGGACTCAACAAGGACTTCGACAAGCCCAACAACTTCACCCGCAACGCCTTCGAGATCGGCTGGGCGATGGCCCGGGACCGCGACGGCATGTTCGCCGAGGTGCGCGTCAAGGACGAGCAGGCCAAGTATCTTGCCTTCCAGGTCTTCGGCGGCGAGCGCGGGGCCGGAGACGCAGGCGCGGGCAAGTGGGACGTGTTCGCGCATTCGGACAAGCTGACCAAGCACGGCGGCGTTGACCGGGGTTACCTGAAGCGCCTCGGCCAGCGGAACCGCAAGGAGAAGCAGGACCGTGCGATGGTCCGCGCCCGCCGTCCGGAACTGAGGGCCCGGCGCATGTGGGACATGAACCAGTACTCGCCCGGCGAGCACCGGGAACTCACGTGGGTGCGCCATAGCAAGAACCGCCCCGGCATCTTCTTCGGCGAAGTCGACGGCCTCAAGGGATACTGGGAGCGGCCGAAGCTGACCAAGGCGGCGAAGAAGCGCCAGCGCGGCGTGGTCACCGTCAGGCCCGTCGGTAACAACCGCCCGAAGCTCCTGATGGCGATGAAGGACACGGTCACCTACAAGCCGCTGTTCCGCTACGACTTCTACGTCCGCGAGGCGTTCCGCGTGAAAGGCACTGCCTTCCATTGGGGCAAGGCCATGCAGCACGAACGGATCAAGCGCGCCGGCGAGACCGACCGACGCCAGGCCCGCGAGGCAAAGAAGGCGGCCAAGCTCTCCCGATAGGATCCCCGCCGGCGGAGCCAAGGATTCGTTCCTTGCAAGCCCAGAACTCAACCTTCCCCCAGACGCGAACACGCGCACAGGGGGAAGACACATGTCCAAGACACGTTATCACGAAGGACTGCCGGACGCGGTCAAGCTCGGCTGGAAGCTCGCCGATCGCGTGAAGCAGATCTCGAAGTGCCATTACATCGACAGCAGGGTCTCCCTACAGCGTTTCGTCAGCGAGTCGATCCTGTGGGCGCTCATCAAGACCGCTCCGCATCTCGATCCGGTAGTCAAAGGTGGGCTGCTGCATGACCAGCGCGCTCGTGCAACCGGAGACGGCGACGTGATGCTTCAGAAACCGCGCTCAGCCGTTGAGCTTTTCGGCGACGTGTCGGCAGCGGCGGCGCTCCTGCGCGAGCACGGCATCATGTGGTTCCCGGGTGACGTCAAGCCCATGTCGATGGGCGGCCGCGGCTCCGGCTTCAGGATCGACGTCGATGCGACGTTGGGGATCACCCGTGTGCGGACGCATCTCGACGTCTCATTCGGCGCGCTGCCTGAAGGCTCCGTCCGCAAGGAGTTCCGCTCGATGTTCAAGGCTCCGAGCTTCACGGCGTGGGCACAGCCTCTGGAGGCGCAAGTCGCTGACAAGCTGGCGGCCATCGTCACCATTGGCATGGAGAACACCCGGCTCAAGGACTACCGGGACCTCATTTTCCTGAAGCGCGCAGGGTTGTCCGACACCGCAATCGCCCGACACCTTTATGCGACGATGCGCGAGCGGAAGGCCGACATGGCGGCGCTCCTGCAGCCCGTTCCGGACGGCCTTTCGTTCGACTTCGTGGACTCCAGGACGTGGGACTGGCGCGGCTACGCGGCACCGCAAGCGGGTCTCTCGCTGAATTTTCTCGAAGTGGTATGCGACCTGCGGCACTGGTACGCCGACATCATGGACCGCTTCCACAGGCTGGCCGCCGCCGATCGTCTCGAACCTCGTCGCGGCATGCGCGCGCCAGGCATCGAAACCCCGGACGACGTCAACGTCTACGACCTCGCGGCCTACCGGATGGCGCGGTGAAGGAAATCCTGCCGGCGGTTTGCATCGGGTCGCCGGCAGCCACAGCATGGATAATGGGCAGCCTGATTTGACAGGCGGTTCCTGTCAGCTGTCGGCGCAAGACCTCGTGGAAGGAGCATCTTCACATGTCAAAACGCAATCGCATTCAGCACTCCCCCGAACCCGCTGTCGACGTCGCACCTGCGGACGAGGCAGCCCCCGTTCCGGAAGTGAGGGTGATCCGCCTCACGGACTACCTTGCGCTGCGCCGGGTCGAGAACGCCTCCGACCTGCGCATCAAAGAGGCCCTTTATTCGGCCATGGAACACGTCTGCGAGACGACTGTGGACTTTGTGATGGAGAAGCAGGCCGAGGGCTTCAGCGTGGACGAAATCCTGGAGCTCTACGAGCTGGTGTCGCCAGTCGTGCCGACGGTCGAGGTCCATGCCGACGGCAGGGTGATGGTGAAGATGGACGTCGAGATCGTCGAGAAGGAGACGGCATGATCATGATGGAGCTGACAACCGCAATCAAAATCGTCTGTGGGGTGCTAGCCGCAGCAGCTGCGGGATTCGTCCTTGGCTGGCTGTCGGCGAAGGACAGCCAGCCGGACATCACGCTCCCGCGCAACCGCCCACTGCCCAACAAGGGGTCGTCAGGCAGCCGCGATGCGCCGAGCCTCGAACTCATCATCCAGCGCGGACAGGATCGCCTGTATCGAAAGCCGGAGCTAGGGTCATGATCGGCACCCTCCTCCTTCTTGCCGGGCGATCCCTTCGGCACATCGCCGTCTGCATCACCGTGGTGGCTCTCGCCATCGCCTTGCTGGCAGTCGCCTTCCGCTGGCTAGGCATCCCGATCGGCCTCGCGATGGCCCTTCCGGAAGCGTCTCCGCGCTGTCACAATTGAAACTCCGGCCGGACATGGCATGATGCAACCGGGGAGTTCGAAATGGAAGGTCGGGGTCTTACCAACATATTGCTCGCGGTCATCGCGGGGGTTCTGCTCTTCGGCAAGGACGCGATGCTCGGCGGCCTGCAAGGCTTATTCGTCGTCGCCCTCGCGATCGGGGTTATCTGGCTGGTGCTGTGGGGGTTCGGAAAACTGCTTGCCTACATCTGGCAGGAGTGGAAGGACGCGAAGGACTGGACTCAGGCCGGGAGCGTTCTGTTCTTTATCGCCTTTTGCTTCGTCGGCCTCCCCATGCTCGCCTACGCGGCCCTGCTGTGGTTCGACGGGGTGGAGCGGCCCCTGAACGTTGCCCTGGACTCGTGGATCGGCACGGCGTGGATGGGTGTCGTCATCCTCCTCATGGGTGGCTTCGCCCTCGTCGGGCTGGGCAACGCCCTGCGCTGGCTCTCGGCACACACCGGCGAGGTCCCAGGCATCGTCGGCGATCGCCTGCGGGTGATCTTCTGGGGCTATCTCGAGTTCCTCGGCGGTCCGATAACCTTTCCCATCCGCGAGTGGCGTATCCGGGAAGAGGCGGGATCAGGCATCGCGGCGAAGATTGTGTCGGCTGCCTACGTGACCGTCATCGGCCTCGTCGTAGCGCTCATGACGGCATCGCTGACCGCTCTGGCGGGCTACGGTGTCCTGTCGGGCCTCGGAATTGTCAAGTGAGCTACTGCAGCACGCGCTGCGGAGCCGGCGGCAGCCTGCCGTCGATGATGCACCGCCGGAAGGCCACCTTGGCGAACTGGTAGGACTGGATTGCGTCCTCGGGCTTTACGCGGCCTCCGTAGTGGACGACGCTGCCGCGCTTGCCGTACATGTCGCGGATGACTTGATAGGCCCGGTCCCTGTCTGATTGGCCGTCGCCCACGTAGTCCGCCAGCGCCCTGCAGATCGCTTTGGTCTTCTCCCGTTCGCCGCCGAGGTCGAACAGCGCCTCGATCGCCGTCCAGACGAGAATGGTCCCCATCTCCAGCGTCGGGCTCCATTGCGCCTGGTCGTATATCGAGAACGCCCGGAAGAACCGCTCCTCGTGATATAGACGGGCTGCGACAGGCAGCGCCCCGCGCAGCCAGCGCAGGTCCTCCTCAGTGGCAGCCGCGCTGTTCGTGCGATACGGCCCGATCTGGTGCGTCGCGCTCTCGAACGGGATGGGCCACGGCTCGGGCGTGCTCTTCATCATGTCGAAGGACATTGCCGCCAGCACGGCCATCCGGACGGGCGAAGCCATCTGCAGGCGGAGCATCGCCGCCACCAGCCACGCCACTGCGGAAGGCGTAAGTCCGTCGAAGGCAGACACGTCGGTGATGGCGACCTGCGTCCTGCTCTTGAACGTGTAGCCGCCATTTACCGGAATCCACGGCCCCGGATGGGGCGCTTTCGGCTTGGGCGGCGGAGCGAAGGCGAGAAGCGACGTCCCGAACATGTCGACGAAGACGCTGCTCAGCGTGACGCCAAGGGCGGCCTCGAACCCGCTGTCAGGCAGCTCGATCCCGGTGAGGCAGCCGTAGAGCGGGAGTGCGTCAGGCCAGGCCTTCATTCAGTCGTCCCAGACTTCTTTGCCTTGGCCTTCTTCACGATCCGCTTGGCGCTGGCTGCTCCTTTGGTTCGCCACTTATCTTCCTTAAGGAAAGCAGCTTCAAGCGTTTCGCGCGGGTCGTAGCCGCTGTAGTCTGGCTGCCTGAGTTTGTATCGACTGCGCAGGTCACGCGCCAGATCGAGCGCCATCAGGCCCAGCTTCGCCCATTGATAACGACGCTCGACGAACCATTCGTCGTAGTCTGGCGGGCCTGAGATCACCTCGCCGACGAACGAAATGGTCTTCTGGGTGCTGGCGATTTCATTGGGCAGCGACAGGATACGATCCATGAGGTGCGGGTCAATGCTCTTCCAGTCGACGTCCTGCGGCAACTCGAGCGTCGGCGGCTTCTCCTCCGGGGTCAACTCGCCTTGCTGGTCGTAGAAGCCCTTGTCGTTGACCACCGCGACGGCGGCCATGACGAACGGGTCGAGCACGCAAGCCACACGCACCGCCAGATAGGTACCGTGCCGCTCCAACTCTTCCTTTCGGGCTGCCGCTTGCGTCTCCGCCTCCTGACGCAGCTGATAGCGGGTGACGAACCACGTGCCGATCGTCGTGACCAAAGCAGTCAGGCCGATGCCAGCAAGCGCCCATCCGAGTCCGAACTCCTCCATTCCGTCTCTCCGTGTGGGCCTTCAGAAGAGCCGCGCCTGCGCCAGCTCGGCTTCCGAGGGCGGATCGACGCGCAGCACTCCGAGCAGCTGCCATACGTGCCGCCGTTTCGCCTGGTTGCCGACAGCGAACAACATGCCCTTCGACGGGTACTCTTCGTTGAATTTGTGGTTCATCCAGTCCAGCGCTTCGGTTTCGGACATGCCAAGTTTCGAGCGGGCGTTGTAGAACATGGCGTGCGCTTCCCAGTCTCCATTGGCGAAGTCATGGGGCACGTCATCCTCGAACTTGAAACGGAACTCGAAGGGGGTCGGCTCAAGGGCGGCAAGCTCCTTGTCGAACAGCGACGTCTGCGCGGCTGCTCTCTCATACCCTTCTTTCTCAACTTGGATCTCTTCCGCGGACTTCCGTCGCCACCTGAACCGCGTGTTCTTTGGTCGGATCAGCGCCAGCGACTGTCCGCGCGCGACGGCTTCGTTGATGGACGGCAGCACATGCGGGTTCAGGAAGCTGGCATGTTTGGACTTCGCCAGCTTCCCGTCGCGTTCGAGACTTTCCTCGTGCACGCGACAGCTTTCGGAACGGTTGTCTCTGGAAGGGCGCGTGTGGCGGAATTTCACCCAGTCCCAACGGCCGAAACTGCTCTCGCCGGACAGGTGTCTGAAGCGCACCGGAAACAGGCGCTTCCATTGTCCCTGCGCAGTCATGCCCGCGCAGCAGACAGTCTCCCCATGCGTTTTACTGGGCTGTGGCAGCGCCTTCACCAGAATGACGACGCGGCAGTCTTGAGGCGTTACGGACATAGCGTTCGGGATCGTCTCCGTAGAGGTCGAAGACCTCGAAGCCGTTCACGTCAGCCATCACCTCCGCGACGATGGACCTGTGGCAGGTTACCGGGTCGCGCTCGAAGCACAGCAGGCACGTTGGCTTTTCCCCCGCCACCGCCAGCAGCTCCTTGAGGGACGACTGAGCGTCGTCGGAATCAAGGTGTGCAGAGTAAATAGCACGGAACTTGTCAAAGAGTCCTGCTCTCGCGGCCTCTCTACCCGGCTTTGGATCCCCAAGATCAATGAAGTGAAAGTATTCGATGCCCTCCGCCTCAAGACGAGCGGCCAATGACTTCTTGGAGAACCCTTTCTTGCGGGACAGGGCTACGGCACGGACGTCGGCCACGCGCTCAACGCCAACAGCCTTCAGGCTGGCGACGAAGCGGTCGATGTCCGTTCCTTCGTATCCAATTGTATAGACGACTCTCATGGCATTCCTTCTTCTGGCATCCCGAATACTTGCATTCGGAACTTGCGTCGACCTGAGAAGAGGCCGCACCTCGTCACAGATTGTTTCCCGGGCCGGGCTGGCCAAACTTCGCCGAAACGCGTGAACCCGGTCGTTCCGACAAGAGCGTCAACAAAATGTCGGGCATAAAGGGGTCATTCGTGCGCGAGATCGGGTCGGCCCGACCTGCGGCCCACGGAATTTTCGCCGGCGGTTTGCAATTCGCGTCGCGACGTCCAACCCTTGTGAGAGACAACAAGGAGGCGGCTTGATGGCCAAGTTACCACGCACAATTTCCCGCTGGGGGCTGCTGATGATCGGCGAGAGCGGTCCCATCATCTCCGGCTGCGAGGGCGTTGACCTTTATCGGACGTCGACGCCGCTCGTTCAGTTCGACGTCGCCTCACTCACGGGCGTGACGGCGGCTGGACGTCCATACCGCCTCGTCGGCTCGTCAGACCCGGGCTACGCAATGGCGGCTTTCCGGTCGCTCTGGAACCCCGGCGATGCTGTCGTCCGAGACGTCACGCCCGAGGAGGCAGCCGAACTGGCGCAGCGTAACGCGCCTGCCGTGCATACGCCGGAGGAGCAGGCTCGGGCCAGCGTCGAGAAGCTGCAGCACTACGCTTTCGAGATGCGACGTCACATGCGCCTCTACGGGCTCAATGAAGCGGAGGCCGCTAGCCGTGCCGGGCTGACGGAAGACCAGCTTGCAGGGATGCTTGAAGAGGACTTGGGGCGCATCTCCGGAGACGAGGCGGACGCCGCGTTCGTGAGGCTGATGGAAGCCAGCGGCGACGTGCTGGCTCATGCGAGGATAATCTGAATCTCTACAATAACTTTTCTACCATTACTTGCGTATATTGCCGCATTAGAAGCGTGAGGAGATCTGCACGTGAGAGGCCAATAGCGACGCGAAAACGCTGTCAGCTCTCCGAAGCGTGAACTGAAACGGCATGAACTCGACGGGGGTAGAAGACGTGACGAGTACGGACGAAGTCAACCGTTTGATTGGGCTCGGCCTGGATAAAGTAACGGCTATGGCCGTTGCCGCTGGAAAGCTCAATGAGACGTTCGAGGTGGCCCGCGCCCAGGAGAGACGCGATGTCGAACGTTGGTGCAAGGATATGAACAATATCCCGACCGACCTCGAGGCGGTTTGGGACACCGAGCCCTCGCGCATCTATCTTGCGTTTGACGGCGATAATCCTGAAGATCATCCTACGACAGACTTCACCTTGATCGAGGCGGATGTCTCCGAGGTTGATGGTATGCTGACCTACATCTCAAGCCGGGATCGGGGTCCGTGGGATGAACCGTTCAAGGCCAAGAGCTGTGGGATCGTGTACCGCTGGGTTAAGGGCCTTGGGGTCACGCCGCCCGTTTTGACCCAATATAAACAACAAATCCACATCGTCGGCGGCGTGCACCGCTTTCACCTTGCGAAGCACTACGGGACTACCCGCATGCCGTTCCTCGTCCGGAGGGCAGAACTCGCCACCGTAATGGGGCTGCTCCGCACGGCAACCACGATCGACAGCTGATTTCGATCTTGGGGGACCCTGAGGCCCCTGATGGAATGCGGGTAATTGGCGACCCCACCGTGTCGCTCGCTGCAAAAATTTTCTAGAGACGTCATCATCACCACTCCTTGCCGGCTTAGCCGCGAGCTTGAATGATGCAGGTGGCGCTCCGCCCAATGAATCCAACGTTTTCCGTTGGAGTTCACGGCATGGCGAGACGCACGAAGAAGTCGCAGGAGATGCTGGATTTGCTCTCCGGCGCAGAGGTTCCGGACAGCACACCCGACAAGGATTCAGCACCCGTGTCGGCCGCGCGGCGCGAGGCGGCGAAATCGCGCTACGTTAGCCTGAAGGAAGCGGCGTCGCTGCTCGACCGCGACCGCAACACGCTGACCAAGTGGCTCGACCAGGGCTGCCCTTATGTGGAGAAGGCCGACCGCGATCTCGGTCGGGCGTGGGTGCTCGACCTTGGCGAAGTCGTGCGCTGGATGGAGAAGCGTGCCGCCGACGCTGCCGCCGAGAAGCTGGGCGCAGCCGGCGACGGCGTGACCAGCGAGGACGAGGCCAAGCGCAGGCGCGCCGTGGCGCAGGCCATCATCGCCGAAGTGGAAGCCGCCGAGACGCTGCGCACCGTCGTTCGCATCTCCGCCGTCATCGACCGGGTGGCCTCCGACTACAATGAAATCAAGAGCCGCATGATGGCCGTGCCGGACGCGATCGCCGGGCGCGTCGAGCAGCGCGTCTCCGACAGCGTCCGCGCCATCGCCGACGAGCAGGTGCGCAATGCCCTTAAGGCGCTGAAGGCAGACCGGAGCCTGTCGCCTCCAGACGGAGAGTAGCCCCTTGTATCTCGACGAGGCGACATTCGGGCACCTCGACCTCGCGGACGGCCTCGCCGCCTTCCACGCGGCGATGGACGACCTGCGCGACACGGCGCTGCAGGAGCCTCCGTTCATGGACCCGGTGGTCTGGGCGAAGGAGAGCATCGAAATCCAGACGGGCTTCCGCAAGGGGCCGATGCAGATGACCGGGTTCCAGCGCCCCGTCGCGCATGCTGCCATGGACCCGCAGACCGACCAGATCACCGTGCTGAAGGGCGTTCAGGTCGGCTGGTCGACGTTCATGAAGGCGATGCTGTTCTACGGCGTGTCCTACCTCGCCCTGTCGGTCATCGTCACCCAGCCGACCGACGGCGACGCGGAAGGCTACTATAAGGACCAGATCGAGCCCCACTTCAGCGAGAAGTTCTTCGTCGGCATCCGACGAACCCCGAAGCGTGGCGAAGCGGCGGACACCTGGGACGAGCACCGCTTCCGGAACGGCGGCAAGCTCTACATGCGCGGGGCTGCCTCCGACGACGCGTTCCGACGCATCAGCGCTGAATGGCAAATGGCCGACGAAGCGGACGCCGAGGGATGGCAGTCGAAGGGCGAGAAGCGCACGCAGGGCGACAAGTTGGCCCTCTACCGCGACCGCGGCACCGCCTTCGCGCATCCCATCCTGTGGGTCGGCAGCACCCCCCTGGAACGGCACACGTCGCTGGTCTGGAGGGAATTCCAGAAGTCCACGCAGGAGCGCCTGCACGTCGCCTGTCCGCACTGCGGCACGGTGCAGTATCTCAAGTGGGGGTCGGACAAGACCCCCTACGGCTTCCGCTGGAAGACTGACCAGAAGGGTCACGTCGTCGACTGCTGGTACCAGTGCGAGGGCGAGAACGGCTGCCGCATTGGCGAAGAGCACAAGGAGGCTATGGTCGAGGCAGGCGAGTACATCGCCATGAACCCGGTCCCGAACCGACCCGGCCACCGCGGCTTTCACTGGCCCGCCTGGCACTCGATGGCACCGCAGGCCGGATGGCGCAAGCTGGCCGCGCAGTGGCTGTCGGCGCAGGAGGCGAAGGCCAACGGCAACGTCGACGAGCTGAAGCGCTTCATCAACAACGTCATGGCCGAGCCGTGGGATGATCTCGGCGGACAGTCGCTCGACGCTGACTCGCTGCAGTCGCAGCAGGTCGCCTATCCGGCCGAAGTCCCGGACGACGTCGTCGTGCTCGTGATGGGCGTGGACACGCAGTCCAATAAGGAGGGCCTGAAGGACGGGATCGCGGACCAGATCGCGTCGCGCGAGGTCAGCGTCGTCGGCTTCAACCGCTACAAGATGCCACGCGTCATCGGCCATTGGGTCGTCGAGGGAGAGCCGGGAGACGCGGCTGCTGACGCGCGCATCGACGAAATCCGCCGCCGTCCGTACCGGAAGCGCGACGGGACGGCAATGCGGGTGCAGGCCGAAGCCATCGACATGGGCGGTCACTACGGCGACCAGGTGAAGGCATACGCCGCCGTCAGGCGCAGGGAGAATGTGTGGGCGGTCAAGGGCCGCAACGTGAGGCTCGGCGCCCGCAGCGCCTCCGTGTGGCCGAAGAAGGTATCCCGCGCGGCCCGCGGCGGGGCGCAGTGGTACATGATCGACACCCAGCTCGCGAAGGACGCCGTCGGCCGCCTGCTGCTGGCCCGCGGCCCCGGCGGCCCGATGTTCCCCATGACGCTTCCGCCCGGCTACTTCGACGACATTGCCGCCGAGAAGCTGATGGTCGACAAGAAGGGAAACCGCTTCTGGAAGCGCAAGGGGGCGAACACCGGAGAGGCGTGGGATTGCCTCGTCTACGCCTATGCCGCGCTTTGCGGACTGCAGGCCAGCTTCCGCCAGTGGCGCGACTTAAATGATGCAGCGCGGCGTGCCGGAATAGCTGAGCTGCCTCCGCACGATCCCGATACCGGGGAATTGCTTGAAGACGTCTATCACGGTCCCGACAGATCGGTCGCCGCGGAGGCAGCGCAGGACTCCAAGCCGCTGGCGGAAGCCCCGGCGAAAGACTCCTTCAAACCTGCGCAGACGGCCGAGCCGATGGCGGTTCCCCGGTCCGAGGGCGTGAAGAAGCGGAAGAAGAGCCGGGCCGTGAAGGTCGTCAGGTCGAGGTGGTAGTATGAGGCTGTTCCGGACGCGCAATCTTGAATGGTGCGAAGGCATGCTCGAAGCGCTCGAGGAGGCAGTCGCGACGGGTGCGAACTCGTCCACCTTCCAGGGCCAAAGCGTCCAGTGGAAATCGCTCGACGAAGCCGAACGGATCGCGGCCCATCTCTACAACCGCATCGCCGAAATCAAGACGGGCCGCAAGCGCAAGTCCCCCATCTCCTTTATCACTGTCATCTCTCGCAGGGGGCTGTAACCATGGCCGCTCCAAAAACCCGGTCCAAGCCTGCCGCAAAGGGTTCTGGCGTGCCTTCCGTATCCCGGACGCGCGTCGCCAACAGCCACGGCTACTCCGTCCGCTCCGCCTTCTTCAATGGGACGAGCTCGCTGTTCACGGCGGCCAAGACGTTCTTCGAAGCCGCCTCTAACGCGCTGCGCCTCGTAAAGGCCGTCGATAGCGGCCCGAACTCGGCCAACTCCGAGATCGAGCGCGTACGCATGCGCAGCCGCTGGACGTACGCCAACGACCCCTTCTACCGTCAAGCCTGTCGGCAGGTCGCCAACAACACCGTGCATTACGGCATCAAGCCCGTCATCAAGGACAAGAAGCTCCTGAAGCTGTGGAAACGATGGGTGCGCGAGGCAGACGTCCGCGGCAAGCTCGACTTCTACGCCATCCAGTGGGCCGTCGCGCTGACGGTGCCAAGGGACGGAGAGGCCATCGTGCGCTTCCGCGACCGCCGCAAGGAAGACATGCGCAGCGGCGTTCCGCTTCAGCTCCAGCTCATGGAGGCTGACCACTTGCCACTGGACGAGACGAAGCTGAACGGAAACAATCGCGTGACGTCCGGCGTGGAGCAGGACCCGATCGAGCGCGTAGTTGCTTACTGGCTGCTCGACTACCACCCCAAGGACCAGTGGCTCGGACACGGCAATTCGGCGCTGCCCAAGCGTGTGCCCGCGCATGACATCATGCACGTCTACATGCCCGACCGCTTCACCGGGACGCGCGGCTATCCGTGGGGTGCGTCGGCGCTCAATACGTCCGAGTCGCTGCGTACCTACGAGATCGCCGAGCTGGAGCGCAAGAAAGGTCAGGCGAACTTCATCGGCGTCCTGAAGAAGCCGCGGCTGCAGGCCGAGGACAACGGCGAGATCGGTGACGACGAGGAGGAAGTCGAGGCCCCGACCATCGACCCGATGGAACCAAACACAATCCTGGTCGCTCCCGACGACTACGACTTCAAGCTGGAGCAGCCGACGGCCACCGACTCCAACTACGCCCCCTACCGCCGCGAGAACTTGTCGGCGTTGGCCGTCTCGATGGGCCTAGCCGTCGAATGCGTCACCCTGAATTTCCAGTACCTGAACGACCGTCAGGTGCGCTCGGCGATGCTCGAGATGCAGCGCTACATCGAGAGCCTGCAGTATCACATGATGGTCGCGCAGCTGTGCGACCCGGTCTGGCGGCGCTTCCTTTCGGCGGTGCTGGCCGTGGGCCTGTGGGAGCTGCCCGAGGGCGTTGACTTCGAGGACATGGCCGAAGTCGAGTGGATGCCGCCAGCACGCGGGCACGTCCATCCGGTTCAAGAGATCGAAGCCTTCGCCAAGGCCGTCACCAACGGCTTCACCTCACGCAAACGCGTGGCCGCTCAGTTCGGCGAGGACGTGGAAGACATCGACGCCGAGAACGAGGCGGACCAGAAGCGCGCCGCGGAGAAGAAGCTGGCCTATCCGGTCTACCCCGGATTAGCTGCCGTCGCCGAAGCCCGCGCGGAGCGTGAGGCTGTTGAGGTCGATCCGCAAACCGATCCTGAAGACGACGGAGAGCAGCCTGAATGACAGCGCAGTCCGTAGCCAAGTCGGCGTCATCCGGCGCGAATGCTTCCATGCCGTCCTATGAAGACCTCGCGGCTGCCGTGCTGACGCTCGCCCGGCAGCGCGACGAGGCTCGGGCTGCCCTCGCGCAGGCGCTGGCCTGCGTTTCCCCCGGCTACGCAAGAGCCGCGCTCAAGGATTCAAGGTGAACGAGTCCTTTCCGGGCTTCATTAGAGTCGGTAACTACCTGTTACAAACTGCATATGAAACCGCATAACATATGCAGTTTGTAACTAACTACTTGATTTTTTTGTGCTTTTCGTATCATGAGATCTTGTCAAAGGATTCGTTTTCGGGAATCTCTGTCGCCACGCCGCAGACGCCAACGCGCCAGCCGCCAGCAACAGGAGACTGCCCATGAATGCTACCAACTTCGATCGCACCATCGCCGCGAACATCGCCCGCGTCCTCGCCGCGCATGCCAAGCCGTTGCCCAGCTATGCCTCTTCCGGCATCGACTACCGCTTCGCGAACGGCAATGCGCCCGAGGGCTGGCACCTCGCTGACGGCGCCGAAACCTTGCCGGGTCACTACCGGACGTATGCCCGCCGGATGACTGTCGTTCCGCTCGCTGCGGGCTACGGGCACATCAAGCCCTTCTGGTCGCCGTGTGTATATTTCGTGCCCGACGACGAGACGATGAAGCCGCAGCGGGTCTACGACGGCAACCCCCTCGAGCGCCACGCCAAGCCCGTGTTCGTCGACGTGAACTGGTCGAAGGCCAAGCTGCAGACCCGCATCTTCACGCATGTCATGCCTGCCTACGTCTCGCTGCTGCAGTTCCAGCAGAAGACGGGCCAGCGCTACGAAGTGCTCTACATGCGCGAGCGTGACCGCTGCCTGCGGACCGGCGACGAGTTCGTCTGGACGGAGTATCCGGCCGACCCGAGTTCGAAGCATTGACCCGGGCGCTTCGCTTCCTGCGCTGGCTGTGGGACCTTCGCTGCGATGACTTCGGCGAGCTCTACGCCCGAAACCTGTGGCCGGACGGCCACGGCAAGGACTCGCGCTAGCCTGTCCGCATGAAACCTTGAACGGGGCCGCCTCGACAGCGGCCCCGCTTTTTTTCTTTGGCGTCGCTCTTAAAAGATGCAGCGGCCTCCCACACGCTCCTTCTGAAGACACCCACGTCTCGGACGGACACGGATGGCGAAGCCTACCAGACAGCCTCGGAAGGACCAGCAGCGCTCGCATGTGCGGACGCGTGCCTTCGCGTCCGCGCCGACGACGGTGTCGGAAGACGGCCGCTCCTTTGACGTGACGATCTACACGGAGCATCCGGTCAGGACGCACATCCTCGACCCGCGCACCAACGTCTACATCGAGGCTGACGAAATCCTGCTGGCCTCCGGCCTCGACCTTTCGCAGTCCCCTCGCATGCCGCTGGTCAACAACCACGACAGCCACGGCGACATCCGCAAAACTGTCCTGGGGCGCGTCGACGACATTCGCGCCGAAGGTCAGAAAGTCGTGGGCCGCGCCACCTTGTCGAACTTACACAAGGACCTGGCGGCAGACATCGCCGAAGGCTTCCTCGGCAACATCAGCGCCACCTATTACGCGACCGACTACGAGGTCACCGACCGTCCGGGTAACGTCCCGCTCGCGGTCGCGCATCGCACCATCCTCCTCGACGCGTCGATGGTGCCAGTCGGGGCAGATCCCAACGCCTCCGTCCGCGGGACCGATCCCCGGGCATATCCCGCGCCGAAGCTGCGCAACCAAACCGCTCGATCTGAGGAGACTACCATGGACGAACTCGAACAGGCCGTCGTTGCCGCTGAAGAAGCTATCGCCGCACTGGACGAAGCCATCGAAGCCGCCGGCGAAGAGGCGGACGCGGCCCTTCTGGAACGCGCCCGCAGGATTCGCGAGATCGACCCGGAAGCCCTCGAGGACAAGGAGCGCGGCGAGCGCAACGACGACGAGGAGCTGACCGTAGAAGAGCAGAAGGCCGAGGACGAAGAAATCCGAAAGGTCCGCTCGATTGCGGCTTCGTATGGCCTGACCAAGACTGTCGACGATCTCGTTAAGCTTGGCGCGCGCGCCAAGACCATCCGCGCGAAGGTCCGCAGCGAGGTCCTGGCTCGCGGCGCGGCAGCTGTCTCGGCGACTTCGGCTTCAGCGAGGCTTGCCCCGTCCCGCGCACGCTCCGCAGACGCGGACGTCATCGACACCCGCAGCGTCTACGAGCGCCGAAACAAGCGCTCGTAAGCCCGCCAGACGGCCCCGACACCGAACATTCCTGACCCGGAGAGACTGAAATGACCGCACTGACCATGGGCCCCGTCGACGAGGGCTTCCTCATTTCCGAAGCGAACGGCTTCCGCAGCCGCGGCGCGCGCACCCTGAAGTCCGGCGCGGTCTACAAGCCGGGTTCGGTCGTCATCGCCGAGCACGTCGAGGACGACGAGGTGTACGTCCCGACGGGCAAGCACATCCTCGCCACCGCCGCCGCGATCACCGACTACGGGTCTGCCGCGGATCTCGACGTCGCCATCGTTCTTCGCGGGACGGACGCAACCGCCGCCGCCGCAGTGGCCTCGGTCATCGACGCCGACGCGGTCGTTCGCGACAGCGATCTCGTCTTCGGCGCGGCCACGGACGTCACCGACGTCGCCGCCGCCCTCGCGGCCAAGGGCATCAAGGTCAACGCGGCGATCTAAGCGCCGCCGGCACCGACCAAAAGACACACAGCGACCTGGAGACACACCATGCTGAACGTTTTCGAGAGCGACCTCTTTTCCTTCACGTCGCTGACATCCGCCGTCAACAAGCTTCCCGAGAAGCCCCACGAACTCGGCCAGTGGCTGCCCTGGAACGAGCAGGGCGTGAACACCGTCTCGATCGTCGTAGAAGAGAAGGACGGCAGCCTGTCGGTCGTCCCGTCGGCTCCGCGAGGAGGAGGTAAACTTGCCGCCGTCAAGCGCGATCCGCGCCGCGCCCGCTCGCTGCTCGTCCCGCACTATCCGCACTACGATTCGATCCTCGCCGCCGAGGTTCAAGGCGTGAGGGCGTTCGGCTCCGAGAGCCAGATGGAGACTGTCGAAGCCAAGCGTGCGGAAAAACTGGCTGCCATGCAGGCAAACCACGAGGTAACCTGGGAATTCGCTCGAGCCGGCGCGATCTCCGGCGTCCTCTACGACGCGAATGGCGACGTCATCTACGACTGGCACTCCGAGTTCGGCGTTTCCCGCAACAGCCACGACATCGCGCTCGGCACGGCGACGACCAATGTCCGCGACCAGCTGATCCAGGCGAAGCGCAAGTCGGAAGTCGAACTCGGCGCCACCCTCGCAAGCGGCTACAAGCTGATCTGCGGCTCGGCCATCTGGTCCGAAATCACCAGCCACGCGTCGGTCGAGAAGGCGTTCGACCGCTGGCAGGACGGCGCTTACCTGCGCGCCGACAACCGCAGGGGCTTCATGATCGCCGACGACATCGAGGTGGTGTCCTACCACAAGTCGAAGGTCGGGGACCTCGAGTTCATCGCTCCGGACGAAGCATTCCTATGCCCGATCGCTCCGATCTACCAGGCGCGTTTCGCCCCGGCCGACACGCTGGAGGCTGCCAACACGATCGGCCTGCCGCTCTACACGATGGGCGAGCCGATGCCGTTCGGCCGCGGCATCGAGCTGTGCACGGAATCGAATCACATCCACTACGTGGAGCGCCCGCGCGCGATCGTCCGCATCAAGAAGTCCTAACCTATTGCCGCCCGCGTTCTCATCCTTCGCGGGCGGCTGCAGCCGGAGGGCGGTTGCCTCCTTGTCGTCCTCCGGCGCTCCCCTTCCATGAACTGAATCCTTGGAGCCGGCACGATGGCGCATCCGCAAGTCCTTACCGCTCTCGGCGTGAACAACCATGCGCTGCCCGCGCATCCGGCTCCGACGGCTGCTAACTGCACTCGCCTCGCTCTCGAAGCCGAAACTGGCGACGCTCATGTCGTTGCGGTCACGACCACGCTCGTCCTCCTCAAGGCTACGGCCGACACCTATTTCCTCGTCGGCGGCGAGGACGACATTTCCGAGACGGGCTTCCTGCTCGACGCGGGCGTCGCATTCTCGTTCTCGGTGACCCCGGGCGCGAGCCTTGGCTTCTATTCGGCTGACGCTTCGGACGTCACCATCGTCGAGGGCTGATCCCATGATGCGCGCCTCGATGGCAGCGCTGCAGATGGCCGCGCCGACGGTGCGCCGCCGCGGGGTCGCAGGCGTTCACGCGGTCGTCCACCTCGAAGACGTCACCCTGCCTGACGGAGCGACCGAGGCCTATGTTCCGGTCACGCTGTCGCATCCCGTGTCCGGCACGGACCTCGTACTCACCCTCTCTGGCGGCGTCCTCTGCACCATTCCGGTCGGCCAGACGTCCGGAAAATCTGCCCACTATACGGTCACTCCGGGAGACCCGCCCTTCGAGGTCACCATCGCGAGCTATGAGGGTGGATCTTTCGCGTCGTTAGACGTCTCTGGGACCTGTACGGTCACGCCGGGTCAGCCGCTTGAAGCCGAACGCGTTTACGTCGGTTCGTCCGTCCACGCCACGTCCGGCGCGCTCGACAAAGCCGATCTTCTGGCCTTGATCGATGATGCCGACGAGGCAGATGTTGAGGTCGATTGCGAGGTTGTCGGCGGCGGCGCGTCGGGCCGTGCGTCCCCAAATAATAACTTAGGAGGGACACCTGGTAAGGTTGCCAAGCTATCCGTTCCATACGTCGATCTGCCGGAAACGATCGAATTCATTGTCGGCGCGGGCGGCATTGGCACCTCGTTGAATACCATCAACGAGGGCGGCGCATCCGAGATCGTCGGCATCGTGTCCGTTCCGTCGTCGGGAATCGACGGGTATGCAAACAAGGACCGGCCGACAGGCCCTGGACAGGGCGCGCTGTCCAACTCGTCGTCACCTGGCTGGGACGGCGGCGCGTCCAATAACTCCATCCCCGAACTCCGCCTTGCGGGCGGCGTGGGGTCGAGCTCTTCCAGCGCCAACAGGAACGGGCTTGACGCGACAACCCCGTTCCAGCACGGAAGCGGCGGCGGCGCGGGCGCCGTCTCCTACAGCGGCAATGGGGGCTGGCCGGGAGGCGGAGGCGCGTGCGGCAAATCGTATACCGCCGGCAGCGGCGGCGCAGGCGCGGTGCGTTTTCATGTCTACAAATGGGTGCGTCCGCAGCAGCCGCTTGAGCGCGTCTACAAGGGGTCAATCGTCCAGGCGACATCCGGCTCGATCAGCAAAACAGATCTGTTGTCAATTGCGGGCGATGTCGCCATCTCGTCCGTCGAAGTTGACTGCGAGGCGGTCGGCGGCGGCGGCGGCGGCTGGAGCGGCAGCGGCAACGTTGGTAAGGGGGGCGCTCCCGGCAAGGTAGCCGTCGCTACCGTGCCATACGCGCTGCTGCCTGATGTCATCGACTTTATGGTCGCTGCTGGCGGCACCCACAGCAGTGCAGGCGGATCCACCGATATTGTCGGCATCGTAACAGCGGCTGTTTCCGGCTCAAACGCCACGTTTGTTTCACCGAAAGACCGTCCGACAGGTCCGGGCGCTGGTGCGGCTGTTTATCTCGGCGACGGCGAGGCGAAGCGGGGCGGCGCGTCCAACGACTCCATCCCCGAGCTGCGGATGGCTGGCGGTACGGGAGCCGTTGGACGTCCGTCGTCCAACGGCAAGGACGCGACAACCCCGTTCCAGCACGGAAGCGCGGGCGGCTCTCATGTGCAACACGGCGGCTATGGCGGCTGGCCGGGCGGCGGCGGCGGCCATGGCGGCGGGTCGGGGTACTTCGGCGGCAAAGGCGGCGCGGGTGCCGCTCGGTTCCACGTTTACGTTTGGGAGTGAAGAGAATGAGTCATCAGCCGTATGAGCCGCATACCATCGACTGCGAGTTCTTGATCCTGGACGAGGACGGGCTTGTCGTGAATGTGACGGTCGGCATGCCGCCGCGGATGCCGGATGGGTGGGAAGCCGTGTGCCGCGAGGACGCGCCAGAGCCGTGGATCGGCTGGATGCGTATCGACGGCGAGTTCATCAATCCTAACCCTTCGCCTGACGAGGAAGAGGCATGACCCGTCTCCTCCCCAATTTCGCATTCGTCTCTTTAGTAGCTAAGCCCGCCTTAGGTGCATCAAGCGGCCGTCGGTGCCAGCAATTTCAAGGAGTTGTCTGAAATGGCGGCGCGCGTTTTCGCAAGCATGGCGAGGGTTTTCCAGCGCACGTTTGGCGAGCCGGGCGTGCATTACTGGAAGCGGCATGACGCGGCAGCCCCGGTCGTCATCGACCTCATCTTCAACTCTGCCCAAGCTGCCGTCGACGCTGACGGGATCGAGGTCGTGTCCGGCGTGCCGACGGCGTGGATCGCCAAGGACGAGCTGCTGCGGCTGGCTCCGTCCCGGGCCTCCAAGGACCCGTCTCTCTGGGTCGACAACGACGACACGCTCACGATCTCCGGCACCGCCTACGCAGTAGAAAGATGCAGGTTTGACGGCAACGCTATGTGCGAGGTGACCCTTTACCGGAAGAAGACCGCTTGATGGCGCATGTTCGGACACAGCTACGCAAGGGCGTGCAGGCACGGCTAGCGACAGTCGCGGCCCTCTCGGGCGTGCATGACGAGTCCCGCATCGTCCGTGGCTTCCAGCAGGACGACTTTCCCCTTGCCCTTGTCGGCGTGACGGAAACCGTCTCCGGCGTTTCGGACAGCCAGGGCCAGCGCGTTTACACGCGCGGCATGTCCGTCAGCATCCGTCTCTGCGTCGAGGACGACGTGGAGAACGCCGAGGACGCGCTCGACGGTCTGGCGGTCGCCGTTGAGAAGGCGCTGCTCAAGTCTTCAGACCTCGGCGTCGGCAAGCTCCAGCAGTGGCGGCTGGCCAACACCTCTCCGGTCACCCCCGTAGCCGTGTCAGAGGGCTACATGCTTTCGCAGACACTCACCTACAGCTGCGACGTCATGACGGCCGACAGCACCCCCGAAACGAACCTTCTCAGCTAAGCTAATCCGGAGACCGAACATGGCGACCCTCGCAGTTTCCCCGATCACCAACAAGCAGCGCATCATGGGCGGCCAGGTGGTTTTCAAGCCCAAGGGCACGAACAAGTACCTGAAGTTCGGCTCCGTGCCGTCCTTCGAGTTCACGCCCAACATCCAGGAAGTCGAATCCTGGTCGGCCGAGTTCGGCGACCGCAGGCTCATCGGCACCTGGGGCGTGACCAAGGACGGCACCATCACGATGACGGTGGAGTCCTGGACGGAACTCCTGCACCAGGCGCTGTTCATGTCGAACAAGGCTTACGTCACCCAGTCCGCCGTTTCGTCGGGCACGCTCGTCGTTGAAGACGTCGCGCCCGGGGACATCATCAGGCTGCCCGGCATCAACCCGACCGTGACCGCCATCGACGACGGCGAGACCGAGGACGCGGTCACCCTGACGGCCGACGTCCACTACACGGTCCACAAGACCGGGTTCATTGAAATCCTCGCTCTTCCCGAGGCTTGGGAAGCCGACGACGCGGTCGTCAAGTACTCGCTGCCGGCCATCACCGAGGCCGATAAGCTGCTCGACCTCGGTCTGATGTCAACCTCGGGCATCCGCGGTGAGCTGGTCGTCATTGGCGTTGTCGCCGACGGAAACCCCGGCGAGGAAGTCGAGCAGACCTACTGGGAAGTCGAGCTGCGCCCGTCCGGCGCGGTGGCCTCCATCAACACCGAAGGACTGCACTCGGCGACCCTTACGGGCCGCGTCTTCGCCGTTTCCGGCAAGTCCGCTGGCAAGTCATACGGACAGGTCCGCGGCCTCGAGAAGATCGCCTGACGAACCTGCGCTAGCGGCGCAGCCGTGCCGCCAGACCATTCCTTCATGCTGACAAAGGAGGCATCCGCATGAGCAAGAACATCCCGGAAATCGACGGCGCCGATCCGCTGGCAGCTCTCATGGCGAGCGTGTCGCACGACACGCTTACGTTCTCGTACGGCGGCTACGAGACGGAGGTCTACCCGGTCACGATCATTCAGTGCCTGCGGCTCGTGAAGGAGTTCCGCGGGCTGCTCGACATCTTCGAAGCGCGGGTCGACAAGTCCGGCAAGCCGCTGCCGCCGGAGATGCAGCCGACGCTGGCTTCCATCCTCGTGGACGCGGGTGCGGCGGCCGTTGCTGCCTTCGTCGGCGTGGCCTTCCGCCGAGACACTCCTGCCTTCCGCGAGTGGTTCGCGTCGGCTCCGGACGAGGTGACGCTTCCGATGTTCTCGATCGCCGTCAAGGCGACTCTCGGGGATGGCGGCCTCGACGATTTTTTTACCAAGGTTCTGCGGGCGCTGGCGGAGGCGGGAATCCTCACCCTCCAGCCCGACGCAAAGGCGGTGTGAACCTGAACGGCGGATTCGTGGAGATGGTCAAGCAGGCCGTCGACTACACAAACCGAACCGGGATTGACGGCCTCGCCCTCTCGCCCCTGCAGCTGGAGATGCGCATGCGGGTGCTGAGGCAGCAAGAACTGAGGGATCGAATGAACATTGCCCGGGCAGTCGCTACCGCGATGTCCGGAGACGAGAAGGCCTGGAAGGAACTGACCCAGTGAGCGTGACGCCGGAAATCAAGACCAAGTTCACCCTTGCCGGGCTCCGCGAGGCGACGGCTGGCTTCCGGCTGTTCGGGAAGGGCGCAAAGGATTCGCTGGACGGCGTGAAGGCCAAGGCCGCCGACGCGCTGAAGCCCATGGAGAAAGACATCGAACGGGCCAAGCGCAGCCTGCGCGGTCTCCAGCTCGCGGCAGGCTCCGTCGGAACCGTCGGTTTTGCCGGGATGCTTAAGGGGGCGAAGCTCTCTTTCACGGGGATCACCGTCGGCGCTGCCGCGGCTGCCGCCTCCGTGGCTGGCATCGGGGCCGCAGCCATCAAGGCTTCCCGGGATTCGTCCGTCGAACTCGGCAAATTCGCACAGGACGCAAAGCGTCTCGGAGTCAGCACCGAAGATCTCAGCGTGCTCAGCTTCGCCGCAGCGCGGGAAAGCGTCGATCCCGAGGAAGTCACCAAGGGCATCGCCAAGATCGGCACTGAGTTTCTGAAGGTTCGCCAAGCCATTGCCGATGGCAATGCCGAGTTCCGAAAGATGCACGCGCTTGCCAGCGGCGACGCGACGCTTGCGCTGCTCGGGCGCGACGCGGCCGGATTCCAGAGCGCGGCCGACAGCATCGCCGCCGCCCGTGGCGGCTCGATGGCTGCCATCAACGAGCGCATCGCCTTCGTGCAGGACCAGATCTCCAAGCTTGACAGCTACGGCGGCCCGAGGCTCGACTTCGCCGGACAGCTTTCCCGCGCGAAGATGATCCAGCAGCGCAGGCAGGAACTATCGGAACTCCTGAAGATGCAGGAGACGATGCGCAAGTCGTTCGGCCCCGCAGGCGAAGCGCTGTTCGGCCTTGAGGCATACGGCCTAGACGTGGACAAGGCCTCGCGCGGCGGCGTGACGGGCTTCGTCGCGCTGGGCGACGCGATCCGACAGGTTCACGATCCGGTCGAGCGCCTACGCTATTCCGTCCTGCTGTTCGGCGAAGACGCAGGCCCCAAGATGCTCAACCTCCTGATGTCCGGCCGCAAGGGCCTCGAGGACTACCGGCGGGAGCTGGAGCGTCTCGGCGGAGTGGTCACCGAAGCCGATGCGAAAATTGGCGGGGCGTACCAGGATTCCGCAGAAAACCTTCAACGGAGCATCGGCGGCGTCAAGCTCGCCGTCTCGCGCGAGCTGCTTCCGCTGCTGACCGAAACGAATGCGGCCGTCACCGAGTGGCTGGTGAAGTCTCGCGGTTCGATCGCCTCGCTCGTGAAGGCAGGATTCGTTGGCACGCGTAATCTCACCACCGACGCGATGGGGATTTTCGGAGGCCAGCGTTCCGGCTTCAAGACGGAGTGGCTGAACGCGGCGTTCAAGAAGCTCGACGAACTCATGCGCAAGGTCCGCGACTTCCGCCGCGAGGTCGAGACTGCGATGAACGGGGACAACTCCCACTACGAGTGGCTGAACAAGATCAGGGACGGTCTCTTCGCCGTCCGCGACCTCGTGATGGACGTATTTGAGGTTCTGCGGGGTGGCGACGCTCAGAAGTTCACGTGGCTGAACGCGCTGCGCGACGGCGTGACCGAATTCGCGCAGTCCTTCAAAGATGCCTTCGACGCATTCATGGACGTCCTCGGCTTCATCAAGGACAGCCTCATCAGGCCGATCTCCGACTTCCTGAACACCGACCCGATGACGCTTGCGCTCTTCGTCGGCATGGCACGTTTCACCGGAATTCTTGGCATGGCGACGATCGCCGTCACAGGGCTCAGCAAGGCGCTCGTCGCGCTGTTCGGCCTGAAGGGCGGCGCGAAGCTTGCGGCCTCCGTCGCCGGAATCGCCAGAGCGGCTGGCACCGCCGGAACGGGGGCAGGCCTGGCAGCGGGTGCCGCTGGCGCGGCAGGCGTGACGGGACGCGGCGCATTGCTGGCTCGCGGTGCAGGTGTGCTCGGCGCGGCCGCTTACGGCGGCTGGCAAGCGGGCAGATATCTCGGCCAGAAGGCCGAGGACTGGAGCGGCATCACAGACCGCAGGCTGCGCATCGAAAGCATGGCGGCGGAGCGGGCGCGCATGGTCGGGGACGCGTCGTTCTGGAAGCGTTACCGGAGCCTGCCGCTCGAGCAGCAAAAGGCTTACTGGACCCATAGCCGCGGCATTTCCTACGACGACGGCTTCCGCGGCGCGCAGATTTTCGCCGACAACGCGCGCAACGCCGCGGCCTACGGCCTGAAGCTGCCCGGCCAGTCGCAGAAGATCGAGGTCGAACTCAACGTCGGCGGCAAGAGGTTCGGCATGGAGGCTGACGCGCTGACGGCGCGCGGCTTCGCTCATGAGCTCCAGGCCGCCAACCGGAGGAGCTACTGATGTCCGAGACCTACCCGATCCCGACGGCGCTCATCGCCAGCGCTCTCTATCCCGGCTGGCAGTCGTGCATGAACGTGACGACGGAATACGCTCCCATCGCCGAAAGCGCCAACATCGTGCGCACCTGGAACGGCACGGCCGTCAATCTGACGGCTCCCCAGTTCCGGCTCTACCGCGTCACGCTTTCATGCGACGAGGACCTCGTGCCTCCGGCGCTGGCTCACCTGTGGCCGGGCGAGCGCTTTTCGCTCGTACCCGCCGAGGAGTGGAGCGAGCCGACCACGAAACCACAGCAGCGAGCTGCTCACACCGGAACGACCCGCATCGTCGACGCTCATTTCGTTGCGGGAACGTCCGGCCGCAGGCTTTATCGCCCGGTGCTCGATCTCGTCGTAACGGAGCCGTGGCGGGTCAGCGTGAACGAGCGCACGAAGCTGCACTCGTGGCAGCTCGTCGCCGAAGAATATGCGCATCCGAGCCTGGGAGCTTAGACGCATGCTGAAGCTCGTCTGGACCAACAGCCGCGCCATCCCAGAAGCAGGTTCCGGCAACGGCATCGCCTGCTTCTCCGGCTTCCTTGACGAGACCGTTCAGGGAGACGTCGTCGTGCCGTTCTTCCGCGTCGTCATCCCGAACCCTGGCATCGGCGGCTTCTTCAACTCTGCCGGGATCGGCAAGACGGCGGAGTTCTACGATGGCACAATCCTGCTCGCAAAGGGCCGCCTGTCGTCGATGCCCGTCGATCTCGGGGGAGACACGATCGAACTCGAGTTCACCTGCGTTCCGGCCGACGAAGACGAAGTCCTGAAGGAAGCAGCCGACGCGCTGCGTATCGGTGAACTTGAACCCGAAGACCCCTACGATCCGGAAAGCCCTGTCGCCGGCTCCGAGGAGTATGACCCCCTGTTCTACTCGCGGGACGCGTCCGACGACCCGACGAACGTGTTGGCCGCCCGGTGCGAGCTGTGGCGCTGGCACCGCACGACGCTGAACCTCGAGCGCGTCCACCTCTCAAGGAAGGGCTACTGCAGCGCGACGTCCCTGTCGGGCACGCTGTCAGGCGGCACGCATCACGAGATCGGCCTCGAAGGCTTCGAGGGGGCGCTGCGCGTTGCTTCGCTGGAGCCGCCCCGGGCGCTCACCAAGCTGCGCGTGGTCGCGGCGTTCACACAGGAAGCCCGCGGGACGTCGACCTTCCCCTGCATCGACCCGACGGAACCCATCAAGACCTACTCGTTCGACGACCTCGTGGCGGCATGGCCCGCCGAGGGAACGCCTGTCGGGCAGAACACCGGATGGACGGTGGCCGAAAGCCGCATCGAGAGCGTCAGCCGCGACCTGCTGCCGGACGTTTTCGACGTCGGCAGATCGCTTGTCAACGATGACCCGAGCGTGGTCACGGCGCAGCTGATGCTGTCTGCCGGCTCCGTCGCCGGGCTTGTCCGCCTCGGCTACGACTACACGCAGCAGCGCGAGGAATACCTCGACGTCGAGATGCCCGCTCACGCGCAGCGCATGATGGGAGACGACCGCAAAGAACTGGTCGACGTCATTCAGCTCGCGCCGCTCAATATCGACCACGTGACCCCGCACTGGGTCGCCGAAGACCCTGAGACTCTCGATCCGGTCAGCTACAACGTCGGTGACGTCGTGCAGGCAAACGGGCGGCGCTGGGAGTGCGTCGCAGAGCCGGACGAAACGGAGCGCTTCCGCGTCGGCAAGCTCGACATGACCACGATGACCTACACCCGCTGGTGGAAGCGGGTGCCGAAGCGCGCAGCGCGAACTGACGAAACCGCGCCGACCTATTTCGACACCGACCGGGGAACGCGCTCTGTCAGGCACGCGCTGCGCCGCCTGAAGCGCATCGTGCTCCGCCGCGCCCACTGCATCGAGGTGAGCTTCGACTGTGCTTGGGAAGACGGGATCGCCATGTCGACCCGCGACACCTGCACTGTCACGCACAGGCTGCTCAGGTCCGAGGGCAACGCGACCGGAACGGCTACGGGAAAAGTCGTGTCCGTCCGGCTCGTCGCCGACGGGTCTGGCCGCCGCGCATCCGTCACAATGCACGTTCCCGCAGGCAGCGACGAGGAGATCGAAACCGAGGGGGGCACGACCATTGACGGCGACGTCAGCTACAAGCTGAAGGCTCCCACCGCACGGCAGCCCGTCAACGCGGCTGCGCTTCCCGCGCAGCTTGCCACGGTCACGGTCGTCAACGGCTATGCCGCGCAGAAGTCGGCGGCCCTGTTCGAGGAAGACCCGGTTGCCAAGATCCAGCAGATGCCGACGCGGGTTCAGATTGACGTCATACCTATCCAGGAGGAAGACATGATCACGCGCCGCCTGCAGGTCACCGTCGACCCGCTGCCCGTGCCCGTCGGCATCCAGCTGTAAGGAGCAACCATGGCATCCCAGCCCTCGACACAGATGCTGCTGATGCAGATGCGGGTCGACGCCCAGCGCGCCTTCTTGAAGCAGCAGATGTCCCGTCCGCCGATCTCGTCGGTGCAGGACTCGCGCTCTCGCCGCGGCGACCCCGGCAGCGAGACGCTGGTCTTCGGCTCGACGGGGACGTGCGACGTTTCGAGCGCCATCGTGGCGACCAACGTCGTCAGGGCCGACGAACCGCCCGAGGACGAGGAATAGCAGTCAGCGGGCTTGGATGTTGCAGATCGCCAGGGCGAAGCTGTCTGAGCGTCAACATCCTGCACCCCGGAAATGAAACATGAGCGGCGAAGCCTTCCCGAGCAAAGAACTCCTCGAAGTCATCCGCGGCCAGGCCCGCATGGAAGAGAAGCTCGACAGCTACCTCCGCACCCAGACCGACATGCGCGCCACCGTCGACAAGCACGGGGTCGACATTGCCGACCTCAAGTCCAAGCGCACGGCCGACAAGGCATATGTCGCCGGCGCGGCCTCGATCGCCGGAATCGGGATGGGATTTCTCGTGCCCTACGTTAAGGCAAAACTGGGTATCTGATGCGGCGGCACCAAACCGCGTCAACACACTTGTTCTAGTGGAAGGTTAAAATTTCAACACAAGGGGTTGATTACATTCCCGCCGGCAAGGACGCTGTTCTTATCACTCGGAACAGGGGCGGTGATGAGCAGACGCAATGATGTCCGGGCCGACGCAAGGTCCATTCGAGAACTGGCCGCCGAAGGCGCGTCCATTCGTGAGATCCAAAGGCAGCTCGGTTGGACTTTCCATCGTGCCCGGGAAGCCTGGCACAGTCTGAACCCGGCCGCGAAGAAGCCCCGAACCAAAGCTAAGGCCCCCCCCACGCCGAAGGCGGAGAACGCGGTCAGAGAAAAGAAGAAGCCCGTCCGCATTTCTCACATCCCCGTCATCGACGCCAATCTTCCGCGCGGTGTCGTCCATCGCTTCGTCGTCTCGGGTGCACAGGACGACACCCCGGTGTTCGAACCCTTCCTCGAGAACCTCGAAGCCTACGCCGTCCACATCGGCGCGCAGATGTTCATCGGCGGCTACACCTACCAGCTCGGCCTGTTTGAGGATCATGCGGCCGAAGCGAACGTGTACGACAGCCGCATCGCTCCATACCTGTGTCACGAACGCGTCCAGATCACGCCCGACCTCCTCTATCTGGGCAACGCCAACATCCTGCCCACGTCGTCAAATCCGCTGAACGGATGGACGACGGCCAATAGGGGCGGACATGTCGTCATTCCCCACTCCCGGATCGCCTTCGAGAGCATCCCGCGCATGCAGTCTCAGCCGCCGCGCTACGCAACCACGACGGGAACGGTCACTCGGCCCAACTACACGGCCCGGGCGGCGGGCCAGAAGGGCATATTCCACCACACCTACGGAGCGCTGCTCATCGAGATCGACGTCGACGGCGAGGTGTTCATGCGCCACATCACCGCGCAGGACGACGGCTCGTTCCAGGACCTGGACGTTTTCGTGTCCGGCGGGGTTGTCGAGGACGGCAAGGCGGTGCTGGCCATCACCTGGGGCGACGTGCATCACGAACAGCTTGACCCCGTGATTTCGGTAGCCTCGTGGGGCTGCCTGCCGGACGGCAGATTCGTTACAGACGACAACCTTCTGGACGGGCTGCAGCCGTCCTACCAGTTCATGCACGACACCCTCGACTTCAGGGTCCGCAACCATCACGACGCGAAAAACCCGCATCAGCGCGCCCGCGTCCTGAAGCAGACGACGGACGAGGTTGAGGACGAAGTGTCGGCTGCAGCAGCCTTCATCAACGGCTGCTCCCGGGACTGGTGCCGGACGGTCATGGTCGAGTCGAACCACGACGCGGCGCTCGCTCGCTGGCTTGCCTGCACCGACGGCCAGTCCGACCCGGCCAACGCATACTACTGGCATCACCTGAACGCGCTCTGGCACAGGTCGATCCGGAGCGGTTCGGAGGTCAACATCGTCGAAACCGCGATGCGCGAGGCCGGGCTTGATGAACACGTCTGGTTCGTCCCCTCGGGCGGGTCGTTCGTGCTGGCCGGGGTCGAATGCGGCATGCACGGCGACCTCGGCGTCGGCGGCAGTCGAGGCTCCCCGGGCCAGTACCGCCGCTTCGGCCCAAAGACGTCCACCGGGCACACCCACACTCCGAAGATCGTGGAGGGCGTGTTCGTCGCAGGCGTGAGCGCCAGCCTCTACCAAGGCTACAACAAAGGGCCTACGACTTGGGCGCACGCGCACATCGTTCTTTATCACTCGGGCAAGCGCGCTCTGATCTGCATGACTTCCGACGGTCGCTTCCGAGCGATGGGCGACAGAACAACCGCAAACTACGTCGACGCTCCGCAGGCGCTGGCCGCGTGACGGCAGCCTCAGCGTCAAAATGTAACGAAATAACGTAACATTTCCTTTGTTCTATTCCGCCGGCCGGCTGAGACTCTTCCGGAGAGGACCTTCGGGAGGGCTGGCAGTGCGTGCGACCATCGAGATTCAGAAACGGCTGAAGGCGCTGGGGTTCGACCCCGGGCCGCTGGACGGCAAGCCGGGGCCGAAAACCGACGCGGCCATCGTCGCATTCAAGAAAAGCGTGGGCCTCGTGCCTCGGTCGTACTATGGCCCTCTGACGGATGCATCGCTCTTCAGCGACACGAGGCCGAAACGTACCGCCTCCGGGCAGCCGCTCTGGATGGACGTCGCACGCAGCCTCAACGGACAGCAGGAGATCAAGGGCAGCCGCCACAACCCTGTCATTGTGAGGATGTGGGAGACTCTCACGCTTCCTTTCAGGGACGATGAGACCAGCTGGTGTGCAGCCTTCGTTGGCTACTGCCTGGAAGAAGTGGGCGTTCCGAGCACACGATCCGCAGCGGCGCGCTCCTACGAGAAATGGGGCCTGAAAATCGGCGAGCGCTCCGCTCCCGTGGGCGCAGTTGCCGTCTTCTGGCGCGGCAATCCGAACGGCTGGCAGGGTCATGTCGGCTTCCTTGTCGGTTGGGATCAGCGCGGAAGGCCTCTAATCCTCGGCGGAAACCAAGGGGACCGCGTGAGCATCGCACCGTTCGATCGCGGCAGGCTTGTCGGCCTGTACTGGCCGCATGGCTTCCTGCTGCCGGACAAGCCTGCGCCGCTCATCCGTTCCAACGACGCGTCTTCGACGGAGGAGGCGTGATGGCTACTCCGCTGATCCCAGAGAAGTACGTCCCGCTCACGTACCGCCGCATGCAGGAGGACCTGTCGGAGGCGCTGGCAGAGCACATTCGCAAGAACAGGCTCACCGCCGGGCAGATCGCCCAGCGCTGGCCCACCTGCCGCAAGGCCCACCTGACGGCCCTCGAACGCGGCGAAGGCGAGACGCTCGGGCTGAAGGTCCTGTGCGCGATCGCCGAGGCTTCCGGACTGAAGATCGAAACGAGGTTCCAATGACTGCACCCAGGCCACGCCCTCCCGCCGCCGGAAATCCTCCCGCCGGCAAGGAAGCCACTCGCACCTTCTCTAAGCGTATCACCGTCGCGTCGCTCGCTCTCATGTTCGCGCTTGCCGGATACGGCACCTGGTCGATGAACCCGGACACTGCCGACATCCTGACAGCGCTGGGCCCGTGGGTGCTGGGCCTCATCGCCACCTACATGGCCGTCGGCTACGGCGACCACCGCATCTCAAGGGGGCTGCCGTCGCTGTCCGACGTCATGACGCTGGCCTTCTCGCGCGGCCGCTCCGTACGCAGGCCGCACCACGACGAGGAGCCGCTTGAATGAGTTTCATCCTGCGCCTCCTGCTCGATCCGCGTATCCTCTGCGCAATCCTCGCCGCCGGAGGGCTTGCGCTCGGCTGGTGGCACTACACCGGACTGAAGTCGGATCTCGTCGAAGCGCGACGGGAACTCGTAGACGCGAAGGCGGCTATGCAGGCTGCCGTCGCGATCGCCGAGAACAACGCCGAGCAGCTCGCCCGGGCAGAAGCCCAGCAGCGCGCCGTCCTCACTGCAATGGAAGAGGCCTACGAGGCGCTGGCCGCGGCTGCCGACGCCGCGCGGGACGCTGAGGCCGGGGTTCATGCGGCTCCGGAAGCCGACGACGGGCCAGTCGCGCCGCTCCTCGAACAGCTCCGCCAGAACCGTTTCGGAGGCCAGTGATGAACGACGTCAAGAACCCGAACCCGTGGCCGACCTGCGCCCGGGCAACTGGCGTTTTCGCCATGATCCTGTGCCTGCTGATGCTGGCAGCCTGCCAGACCGCGCCGAAGCAGGTGGTCATCCCGAAGATCGTCGAACGGAAGATCGAAGTCCCGGCGCGCTTGCTGAAGTGCCTGCCGGAACCTGTCGCCCGGCAAGCGTGGACGAACCAGCGCGAGGTCGCGCTCTACATGATCCGTCTCGCAGAGGCCGGGCAGGACTGCCGCCTCAAGCTCGAGGCGGTCAGCAAGCTCCTCGCGACGCAGTAGCGCGGGGCCGCGGCTACAGCCCCGCGTCCTTTTTCATCGCAGCTTCTTCCGGCGAGCCTTCGAGCACGTATCCGTGCGCAAGCAATGCTTCCGAACGCGCGAAACTCGGTGCCCTCTCGCGGAAGACGGTGCCGTTTGGCCGTCTATGGTAGCGAACGAACCCGGGCTTCCTTTCCCTCGAAGGCTTCGGTTGTCCACCAGTCAGCGGAATCGCTGGTTTCGCTACGCGAAGGCTACGGGCTGACGGTTTTTTTGGCGGTCTAGGCAGCATCACGCCATCTCCGTTCATGCAGGTCGCGGATGCGCCGCACCTGCTCTGCAGTGGGTTGAATGCGCCATGCGAAGATCTCGTGTCCGACGAGGCCGATGAGGTGCTGGTCGACGTCGGCGATCTGCATCGCTTCCTCGCGGGTGACGATCCCGCCGTTCAGGTAGCTGATCCACTCGACGCACAGCTCCTCGTCGGCTGAGAGCCGACGCTTGTTCTGGTTGACGTTGCTGAGGCCGGGCACGACGGTTCCACCGACCCGCGCCGCATGCCACTCGGCGCGCCAGAGCGACGTCGTTTCGAGCGCAAGCGCCATATCTGCGTCGAAGACACACCACAGGTACTGGTCACGGCCAAGCCAGGAAGGAAAGCCCCTCTCCTTAGCCTCCAGCCACAGTTCGGTCGCCGTCGCACGCAGAGCGTCAATCTTCTCGGCCGGAATCGTGCGCGCGCCTTTCGTCGATGGCATCATGCAGTACTGCGAGAATGTCTGCTTTGACACGCCGATCGCGTCGGACATGTCCTGCAGGCTCCAGCGATAGCATGCCAGCTGGTGCCGGATGTCGCGCAGGTGCTCCGTGATCTCTTCTCGTGTTGCGGTCTTCACTTCGCGCCTCCGTTCGATTTCTCTTCGAGCTCGCGCGCGATCCGTTCGACGACGCGGTAGCTAGCATGCGTCCGGGCCTCGGCGAGGCGGTCGCGCAGCTGCTGAATTTCCTGCTCGCGGGTCATGTGTCCCCCCTCAGGCAGCTTCGGATTCGTCTAGGTAATCGGGCACCGAGTTGTAGTGCCCGACATACTGCACGCCCTCCGGCAGATGACGGAGGTTGTAGATGTCGAAGTCGAGGTCCGCATCTTCGACTTCGAAGACGATGTAGTCCGCGTTGCTCCTGTCGTCCCCGTTGACGTCGATGACACCGACCGCGCCTGAGATAGCGCGGTGCTCTGCGATGAAGCCGTCGAAATCCGTCGTCTCGTAAGCGAGCTCGCCCGAATTGCGGAAGAATGCCTTGAAGATTCCCAT